GTGAAGGGGGTGCGTCCGCTGACCGACGCGGAGCGGGCGCTTGTCGCGTACCTGCGCGAGCGGTTCGCCTTTCGTGGCGCGGCGATCTTCGTGCGGCGCTACGGGTTGGAGCTGGTGAGTCGGGCGGTGTCCGACTACGAGGCGGCGGGGGATGTGGATGACGTCGAGAAGCCGTCGGCCTTCCTGGTGTGGCTGGTGAGGGACCTGAGCGATGAGTAGGATTCGGAGCGAGGTCGGCCAGTACGGTGCGAAGGTTGGGCGGGAGCTGCTGCGGGACCGCGCGGCGTGTCCCGTGTGTGGCGATGAGATGGGGACGGCGGTCGTCGACGGGTACGGTGTGCTGCTGTTCTGGTGCCCGAAATGCCGGCGGGCGGTGGACGATGAAACGTTGAGGCGGGAGTTGGCGTCTAGACGATCGTGCTTGCGGAAGATGCGCTGACGGCGTTCCTGACGGGGTGCGAGGCGCGTGGTCTGTCGACGGTCACGGTGGAGTGGTACCGGGGTCTGGTGGGGCGATTTCTGAGTGGTCGCGTGCAAGTTCCCCTGGATCCGGGCGAGGTGGAGCGATTTCTCGTGCTTCCTGGGGCGTCTGATGGCACCCGTCACGCGTACTTTCGGGCGCTGCGGTGCTTCTACCGTTGGCTGCATCGTCGGGGCGCTGTGCCGAGCTCGCCGATGGCGGTGGTGTCGGCGCCGCGGGTGCGCCGGCGCCCGCCGGGGGCGCTCGAGCCGGGCGAGCTGCGGCGGGTTCTGGCGGCGGCGATGTGCCGGCGGGACAAGGTGATGCTGTCGGTCCTGGCCGACACGGGGGTCCGGGTCGGCGAGCTGCTGTCGATGCGCTGGGAGTGGGTCGGGGAGGACACTTTCACCGTGGCGGGGAAGACGGGGATCCGCGAGGTCCCGCTGTCGCCGTGGCTGCGGTTCGCCCTGGTCGGCGTCGAGCTGCCGTGGCGGTCGGCGCAGGGCGGGTCGCTCACGCGGTCAGGGGCGTACCGTGCGGTCCGGCGCTGCCTGGCCAGGGCCGGCGTGCGGAAGGGCGGGCCGCACCTGCTGCGCCACACGTTCGCCCGGCTGTACATCCGTGGCGGCGGCGATCAGTTCAGCCTTCGCCGCATCCTGGGCCACTCGGACATCCGGACGACGGCGATCTACGTGGAGCTGGAGATGAGGGACGTTGTTGTTCAGCACCGGCGGTTTTCGCCGCTGGTGGCGTTGCTCGAGGAGGCTGCGGGATGAGGCGGGCGCGCGTGCCGTTGGGTTCTGCGGCCCGGGTGTGTCCTGTCTGTGGGCGGCGCCTGCTGAGTGCGCGGGTTGGTCCCGTGATCCTGGACAGGTGTTTCGAGTTGGGGTTGCGGGAGGAGCGTGTGTTGTGCCGGCGGTGCGGTCGCTGGTGGGGGCCGGGGGGCTGGCCGGGCGGCGGGCGCGCCGTTGTGGAGGTGGCGCACGGGCGGGTGGTGGCGTGAGTGGCGCTGGGCGGCTGGACGGGCGGTGCGGCGCCGTGCGGTTCATGGCGCCTTACGGGTGGTGTGGGCGCTGCGCTGGCCGGCTGCGGCTGTTCGAGTCGGTGCGGCTGCTGCTGTGGGCTTGGGTGTGCGACGGGTGCTTGCTGTGGTTCGAGCCGTTGGCCCACGTGGACGATGAGCGGTTCTTCCTGGAGGCGTGGGAGGTGGGTGAAAGAGGGGGGCGCCGCCGACCTGGTGGCCAGCGGCGCCCGTGAGCGCGGGGCTGATCTAGTTCTCGTCCCTGGGGTGGCCCTGGCCGGCGTCTGCCGGCGCCCAGCGCCACTTGCAGTACGAGCCGTCGTCCAGTTGGGTCGGGCAGTAGTAGCTGCGCGGCGCCTTCTTGGACGGCAGAGCGATGCCGTGCTCTGGACAGAGGTGTGGGAGCGCGGTCTTGCGGTCAACCCTGGCCTGAGCGTTGCGCTGGTTGGCGCGCTGTGTCTGGCAGGCGACGGCGGTGGCCACTGGGGAGCGGTGCCCGTTCCCGTTGCCGTTGCTGGGTGGGTAGTCTGCGACCTGGTCACGCCCGTACGGGCGGCCAGGGTAGTCCAGGTGTGTGCTACCGTTGCCGTTGGTGGGAGCGCCACCGTTGGCCCTCTCCTGCACGGCCTGGGCTGCAGCTGCTGGCACGAGAACCGCCGGCTGCGCCTGGGCCGTCTCTTGTTCTAGGGCCGTGATGAGAGCGGCGTACGGGAAGATGGCCGACGCTTCTGCGAGCCGGCTGCGCATGTCAGCGGCGGTGGCCGCGCGGATGGTCACGAGGTGTTCTGCACCCGTGTCTATTACGGTGAACTTAGACGTCACGCTGAACGGCCAATCCTGAGACACTTTCCCTCTCCCTTCTGAGCTACTGCCTGCTGATGTTGGTGCCGGCTGTGGCCGGTGGGCTACTTGGGGCGCCGGACCGGGATGCGGTCCAGCTGGCGGGCGCAGCTGGTGCATATGCCGTATGGACTGGCGGTGGGACGCCCGCAGAGCGGACACGCGTAGTGGCTGACCATTGTGAACCCCTTTCCTGGACTGGCCGCCGGTGATGGCGACTACCACAACTACGAAGGCGAGGAAGATGACCGAGAGCCACGCGGAGTCCGTGCCGGAGACGACCGCCGTGATCACAGCAAGCGCCCCTGACACGGCGGAGTGGGCCACGACTGCCCAAGGCGCAGGCCCTGCGCCGGCCAGCCGGCGGGAGGAGCTGCCGGGCCACACCCCGAACGGGGACACACACCGCGGATGAGCGGGAGCCCGCACTGACGGCAGACGGGGCGCTGCCACCCGCACCGAGAGCACGAGAGCCACGAGGCCAGGCGGACGCCACACGACGGACAGGACCTGTAAGGACGCACCGCTAACCCCCCCTGGCCAGGCCGCACGAGGACCACCCGCAGGCCGGGCAGACCACACACCGGCCACCCGCTGAGCTGAGCCGACACCCGCAACAAGGACAGCTACCCATGACCAAAACCCCCCAGCGGAGCCGCGCGACCCGCGGCCACCCCAGCGCCGCGCCCCCGACACCGCGAGCACCACGGCGCAAAAGCCCAGCGGTACCCGCGACCCCCGGCGACAAGCGGCCAGCCCGCCGAAGGCGCCGTCTCCGCTCCACCCAACCCGACGGCCTGTAAAGGGCGGCGCCTTTGCGCCGCCGCCGCAGCGGGCAAGCCCCTTTACAGGCTGGCGCGTGGGTGGCACCCCTGCGGCGCACTTACGGCGGGCGGCCTGCATTGGCGACGGGCGCGGGGAAGGCGCTTGGGCTTGGCGTGGTGCAGAGACGCGGTGGCGGGGCGGGCGGGGTGGCCGAGGGGAGGGAGCGCGGCGCAGCCTAAAATGCGCGAAGCGCTTCCTTGGTCGCCCTGTTAGCAGGGCCGTTGGGGCGTGAGGACGAATGGGTTTTCGGGGGAAACGATTCTATGTGGCGCGTATCTGGCCGTGGCGCCGGCGCTGGGCGCGACGGCCGGGGGCGCTATCGGCGACGGCGGGGGTCGCGGGCCCGCCGTGCACCGACCGCATAACACGGTGTTATGCGACTGAGCCAGGGCCGGAGCCGCCGGAGCGGTGCTGCGCACTTGGTGGTAAGTGCGCTGCAGCCCTGGCGAGGGAAGGTGCGCGTGAGGCCGGCGGTAAATGTTTCGGGGCGGTTCGGCGGCCGTGGGCAATGTGTTGAACGACTTCGCGGTGGATGGAGGGGCTCGACGGGGCCGGTTCGACCGGCAAAGCATGGCCGGTTGGTGGGCGGGAGACGTCTGTTTTTGCGTGTCTGGGGCGTGGACGTCCGCCGGCGTGTTGGGCGGCAGCCGTTGCCGCGCTACTTACGCCAGGTCCACCACTCGCGGAGGGTCTTGGTGATGTAGGCGAGGCCGAACACGCAGACGGCGAGCGCGGTCGCCTCGACGGCGGCGGCGACGGTGCCCAGGTCGAGGATGTCAGGCAGGTCCATCGGCCGCGGGTCCGCCGAGGGTGGCTTCGATGGAAGAGAGGACGTTGGCCATGGCGCCGGCGAGCCGGTCGGCGTCGGAGCCTTTGAGGTGGTAGTGGGTGGCGGCGAGTCGGGCCAGGGTGCGGAGGGCGTCGCAGAGTAGGTCGAGTTTATCGGGGGCGGCCTCGAGCGCGGTGAAGAGGCGTTGGCGGAGGAGGGCGATCTCGCCGGACAGGTCGTCGGCGGGGATGTTGCGGGCGCGTTCGAGCAGGAGCTGCTGGGCTTTAGTGAGTGCGCGGCTGTAGTAGCCGTGCTTCAGGGCGTTGAGGTTGCCCGGCTGCGCTCCCCTCTTCCTGCCTTTGGACAATGGGGTGGCCCTCCGGTATGCCCTCGGCGGCGGCGACAAGGACGCAGAGGGCGACTAGTTGCGGGTGGGAGCGGATGGCGAGCGCTGTGGCGTGGTCGTCACCGTTCATGTTCGGCCTCCTGGGGGACAGTGTATCACGGGGCCTTGTCGAGGGCGTCGAGGAGCTCGCGCCGGCGGGCGGCGATGCGGCGCGCGACCTCGTGGTCGACGTCGCGCTTGATGGTGGTCTCTTCGTCCCTGAGCTGGGCGCCGATGGCGATCTCTCTGAGGTGGAGGGCGACCCAGTCGGCGACGGTGAGGGTCTGGCCGGTGGAGGCGTTGAAGTCGTCGGCGACGGTGGTGAGTGCGGCGAGGGCTTGGTCGGAGAGGTTGATGGTGAGCATTGGCGGTGGTTCCTTTCGGTCAGACTAGGACCATGACGCGTTGGCCGGCGACTAGGTTGGCGCCGCCGGCGCCAGGGTCGACCCACTGGACGCGGCGCAGGTTGCCGCCTTCGTTCAGGTAGAGGTTCGTGAGGCCGGCGCCGGGGGCCGCGCCGCCGGTGAGGCGGAGGTAGGGCGTGACGGGCCCGAGCTCGAGGAGGCGGACGGTTGTGGCGGTCTGGTCGGCGATGGTGAGGCCGTAGGCCGTTCCGACGCCGGCGCCGCCCTGGTCGGCGAAGTCGGCGCAGTGGACGGTGGCGGGCTTGGCGCCGACCCACGAGGCGGCGGGCATCTGGAGGCCGCGCGCGACGGTGATCGCGCCGGAGCCGGCGGCGGTGCTCTGGATGTAGGCGTAGATGGCGCCCAGGTAGGCGGTGGCGTTGGGGCTCTCAGTGGCAGCGAGGAAGTAGAGGCCGTAGATGCCGGAGTTGGTTCCTGTGCCGGTGCCGCCGCCGAAGGCGGCGCCGATGAGGCCTACGGTGTTGCGGGCGCCGGAGACGTGGTTGGAGTGGATGTCGAAGCCGCCGGCGGCGCAGCCGAAGACGCTTGGCGCGATGGTGCCGGCGGCCTGGAGGAGGCGGTAGGTCAGGGGGGCGGTGGCGACGCCGAGGGTTGCGCTGACCTGGACGTTGCCGGTCAGCAGGGCGTGGGGTAGGGCGGTCTGGAGGAGGAAGCGTTCGGTGCCGGCTACGGCGGCACGGACCTTGTCCTCGTCGGCGGCCTGTTCTGTGCGGACGTAGGTGTCGGCGTCGGCGTCGGCGATGGTGGTCTGGACGCCGCCTCCGCCGGCGGGCGGTAGGGCGCCCTGGATGGACAGGATGAGGGTGTCGGTGGGGTTGTGCGGGTCGAGCGCGAGGAGCGAGCACTCGCGGCCGGCGACGACGGCTGCGGCGGGGATGTTCGTGGCGACGGGGATGGCCGTGAGGTACGCGGGTGTGGATCCGGCGGCGCGGACCGTGGCGGTGTGGGTGGGGGCGTCGTAGGCCTTGACGACGGCCTTCAGGATGGTGGTCATGGCGCTCCTAGTGTGAGGACCTGGTGGTAGGTGGGCGAGTCGGAGGCGCGATCGAAGTCGAGGGTGATGCCGATGACGCGCCGTTTGACGGCGGCAAGGCCGATGGTGGCGTCGGTGACGTCGACGACGTCCCACAGTTCGATGCCGCAGTGGGGCGGGACGACGATGGTGTCGGCGCGGCTGTGGATCTCGGCGTCGCGCGCTTCGCGGTCGGCGCGGTCCGTCACGTCGGCGGCGGTGGTCATGCCCTTGTCGTGCACGACGCGGGGGCGATCGTGCAGGAGGTCGACGGTGGCGAAGTCGACGGACTCGGCGGCCAGGTCGGCGTCGCCGATGGCCAGGAAGCGGTTGGGTGTGGCGGTGTGGCGGTAGTTGGCCGCGAGGATGGGGTGGGCGGCGCCGAACGAGTAGACGGAGGCATCGGCGGCCTGGGGCCAGACGTTGTAGACGGTGGCTTGCTGGGCGAGGACGCGGTCCTCGAGGTGGGAGTAGAGGGTGGCCAGGGCGCTGAGGGCGGTGGTGAACGGGAGGTCTTGTTCGGGTTGGGGTAGCGGGTCGGTCCAGATGGGGGCGGGCGGTCCGGGGATCCAGATGAGGTGGTTGGCTCGCCAGACCCAGCGGCCGGTGTCGCGGTAGCCGGAGATGTACGGCGGCGGGTCGTAGCCGGGGTGGATGGCGAAGTCGGGGTAGTCGTCGGTCATCTTTGTGGTGCCGCTGAAGGCGGAGAAGGCGAGGCCGGCCTTGGTGAGGATGGCGGAGATGAGCTGGAAGTAGTTGCGTGTGCCGGCGGCCCAGCGGTACGAGCGGCCGGGCTTCCACTGGGCGAGGCGGCCCCAGGTGGAGAGGCAGTGGAGGATGAGCTCGCGGCGGGCGGCGGTGGAGGTGTGCTCGAGGTAGTCGATGTAGTAGGACGGGCCGTCGGAGGCGAGGGGGCCGGATGGGGTGTAGTAGCCGGGGGCGATGTTGACGCGGGCGCCGCGAGAGAGGGCGGTGAGGTCGTCCTGGCCGGGGTTGTTGTAGCGGCCGTCGTGGTTGGTGAGGCGGATGATGGCGCCGCGCGGGTCGAGGGGGTAGTCGTGGGCGATGCAGGAGAGGACGTCGTCGGTGAGGTCGAGCGCGGTCGGGAGCGGGGCGTAGTAGACGTGGCTGGGCGTGGTGGCCCAGACGTGGGTGGCGGTAGCGGCGAGGGCGAGCCCGTAGTCGTGGTCGAGGTCGAAGGGTCGGGGCTCGGTCCAGAGGTTGTCGACGTAGTCGGCTGTGTCTGGTGTGGCGGTGAGGTCGTGGCGGTCGTAGGCGACGGGGCCGGCGAAGGCGTTGCGGTAGGCGGCGCGGAAGGTGTCGGCGTAGGTCAGGGCGGGGGCGGAGTAGGTGACGCCGGCGCCGGCGGAGGCCTCGGTGATCGAGCGGAGGATCGTCCAGGCGTCGGGGGCCTCGGAGTAGCCGTCGCCGTAGATGCAGGACCAGATGCGTGGGTGGAGCGTGGTCGCTTCGGTGCCGGCGATGACGAGGTTGAAGTCGAGGAAGTAGTGGGCGGCGAGGCCGGTGATGGTGGCGGCCGTGTTCGTCCAGGCGGTGATCGCGCCCCAGGCGGCGGAGACGCGCTTGATCTTGTAGGCGGTGGCGCCGACGGCGAAGACGACCAACGTGTCGCCGTTGGTCTTGGACGCGGCGGCGATGTGCGCGACTGTGCCGGCGGCGGTGCACAGGAGCGCCCAGGCGCCCCAGGTGGCGCCACCGTCGGAGGACTCGGCCTTGTAGATCTGCGTGGGGGTGCCGGAGTCGACGGCGAAGGCGAGGAGGTTGGCGCCGTAGCGGGCGATGGCGCATCGGGCGGTCGTGGTGCGGAAGGACGTCCAGGTGTCGAACGTGGGGCGGGTGGCGTAGATGGAGTACTCGGTGTCCTGGCGGAGGGTGGGCGTGCCGAAGGGGTTGGCGGGCCCGTCGGCGTAGGTGTCGGTGTTGAAGGCGGTCTGGTCGGTGGAGCCGGCGTCGAAGTAGAAGGTGGCGCTGGCGCTGACGATGACGCCGAGCCAGTAGTCGCCGGCGGGGAGGTTGATCGGGATGGGGGTGTCGAAGGTGCGCCAGGCGGGCGTGGTGTCGATGCCGGCGGTCTCGCGGGTGGTGGCGAGGAGGGCGCCGGGGGAGCCGGCGGAGTCGGCGTGGATCAGGGCGCGGGCGGAGATCGTTCCGGCTGAGGCGTGGCCGTAGGCCAGGATGGCGGTGATGGTGGTGGCGGCGGCGAGGGTGAACTTGGTCGCCTGCTTGTAGTTGGCGGGGATGGTCAGGTTGGAGCCGCCGATGGTCTTCTTGCCGAAGTTCGGGTCGGCGCCGCCGTAGATGGGGGTGGTGACGCGTTGGCGGTAGAGGACGTTGGACGCGACGCGGAGTCGGTTCAGTGAGCCGTCGGTGGGGATGGCGAGGGCGTGGGGGCCGTCGGCCTCGGCGCCGTCGTAGGGCTGGGTCCAGTGGAGGCGGGCGATCCCGCCGGCGTGGTCCAGGACCTGGACGCGGAGGTAGGGGTTCGGGGTTCGCTTCGTCTGTTCGGCGAGTAGGTCGGCTAGGAGGGTGCGCACGGGGCCGTCCTCTTCCGGGTGAGCTTGGCGAGGCGGCGCTGGTGGCGTTCGAACTGGCGCCTGGTGCGCTGGTAGCGGGGAGCGGTGGCGTGGGTGCGGGACTTGGCGCGCTCGTTGGTCATGGGCCTGGGTCGGTGTCCTGTGTGGCGGCCGGCTCTGCCGGCGAGTAGAGGCGGCCGGTGCGGAGCTGGCCGCTCAGGCCTTTGCGTCGAAGGGTGGCGCGGAAGTCGCGCAGGAGGCGGTTGGACATGGCGGCGAGGTCCTTGCCGGCGTGGGGGCCGGCCATGGAGAAGACGCCGGTGGTGGAAGAGGCGAGCGCGGCGGCGGCGTAGCCGGCGGCGCCCGTCAGCAGCAGCTGCAGCTGGCCGGCGTCGAGCGTGGTGGTGGTCGCGAGGGTGTGGTGCGTGAGCCAGTAGACGTAGAGGTTGGCGATGGCGGAGGGGGCGTCGTCTATGAGCATGGTGAGGGTGTTCAGCCAGACGGAGAAGTCGACGTAGATGGGTGGGTAGTCGCCGACGGGGTACTCGACGGCGCGGACCGCGACGCGGGGCGTGAGGGTGGCGATGCTGATGTCGCGGGAGCCGGCGGTGGTGGTGAGGGTGTTCTTGGCGTCGAGTGGGAGCTCTGCGCTGAGGACGGCGAGGGCGTGGTTGAGGTGCTCGGTGAGCTCGGCGTCGGTCCAGCGGTAGGCGGTGGGGTCCTGGTCGTCCAGGTCGATGCGGAGCTGGACGATGGCGTCGGCGAGGGCGGTCACGCGTCCTCCTCGAGGAGGCGGACGGGCTTGGCGCCGTTGGTGGGGGTGTTGTCGGCGATGGCCTGGTGGAGCTCGCGCGTGACGTCGAAGAGGCGGCGGGCGATGTTGTAGACGGGTTGGTTCGGCCAGGTCGGCGGGTAGCGGCGCAGGAGCTCCAGGAGGGCGTCGTGCTGCAGCTGCACGAGCTGGTCGGTGGTGAGCTTAAGGAGTTGGGCCGGGTGGCACATCGGGGTCCTCCGGCGGCTTGTGGCGGCGGCGGATGGCGTTGATGACGGTGGCCACCGCCCGGGCGAGGGCAGTGGCCACGGTGGAGACCGCGAGGGCGATCGCTTCGATGAGCGGGGCGTAGAGGTCGCCGGCGATGGCCTTGGAGCTGCGGGCCCTTCGGTAGGGCGGTCTACCCACGTTCGTCTCCTCGGTGGTGGCCGGCCTGGCGGGCGGGGGCCCGTTACCCGCCAGGCGGGCTCGTCTCGCTAGGTTCGGGGCTTGTCCTTCTTGGCCGGTGTTGGTGTGGTCGGCTTGGTGTAGAACGGGCCGGTGAGGGGGCGCACGGGCGGGCCGACGAGGACGGCGCCGCAGTTGGAGCAGGAGCGACCGTCCTGCTCCAGGAGCACCTTGGTCTGGCAGCGCTGGCAGTAGACGCCGCTCATGGCCTAGTTCGTCCAGTCGCCGGAGCTGATGCCGTCCAGGCGGGCGAGGGCCTGGGACTCCTTCAGGGCGAGGGCGGTGTAGGCCTTCATGCGCCAGCGGTTGGCATCGGCACCCTCGAGGGTGCCGATGTTCTCGAGCTGGATTATGCGCTCGAGGTCGTCCAGGGCGTTCGGGTCGTCGGCGCTGATGCCGAAGAGGCCGGTCTCGTCCATTCGCAGAGCGAAGATGGAGGAGGCGGTGCCGGTGGTGGGCAGGGCGTAGGCGGCGGCGGAGATGGTCTCGGTGTCGTTGATGAAGTCGCAGGGGATGATCGGGATGTCGCTGTAGAAGCGGACCTTTCGGTTGATCCCCTCGATGGAGTCAAGGGCGAGTTCGTGGCCCTGGGAGCGGGCGAGCTTCTGGATGCCGCGCAGGCTGCGGCGGCTGGCGATGAGGAGGGTGGGTCGGGGTCGGACGAGGTCGATGAGCTCGTCGAGGAGGGTGAAGGTGCCGACGCCGGGCACGATGGTGGCGCCGGCGTGGACCTGCTGTCCTGTGACGTCGTCGCTGATGAGCTCGTGGAGGCCGTCGAACTCGTTGGCGTCGCTGTCGATGCTGCCGTAGACGGCCTTGCCGCCCCACGTGTCGGCGAAGTTGCGCGCCTTGATGGTGAGGAGTTCGGCGGCCAGGTCCTGGTCTTTCGAGCGGGTGATGCGAAGGAACTTGTCGATGTCGGCGTCGCCGATGAGGATCTTCAGGGCGCACGTGACCTGGGTGGTGGTGGGCACGCCTTCGGTGACGACTCCGCCGGGGGCGATGAATGTGGGGGCGCTGGCGGCGTTCTCGCGGAGGTACTGCAGGGCGTTGCCGCGTATGGGCACGAAGGGCATGAGGCCAAGGAGTGGGTTGGCCTGTACGGAGGTTTCGGCGACTCCGATCAGGACCTGGTTGGTGCTGAACTTGTTCGCTTCGGCCAGCGTGAGAGCCATTGGTTACTCCTTGTTGTTGAGCGCCCAGCGGATGCGCTCGGCGCCGTGGATGCCTTCGGGGGCGGCGGCGGGCTGGCGCTGGGTGCCGCCGGTGGGGAAGCCGAGCGGTCCCTTGCCGGCGGCCTCGGCCAGGCGGTTGGCGATGGCCTGCGCGGCCGCGAGGGACTGGTTGATGTCAGTGATCGATTCGCCCTTGATGAGGTCCGCGGGGATGGTGGGGTTGGCCGCGATGATCGCGGCGCGGGCGGCCTCGGTGGCGTCGCGGACCTGGGCCCGGAGGGGCTCGGTCTCGGCGACCTGGGCGGTCAGGTGCTCGACCTGGGGGGCGAGCTGGTCGGCCAGGGCGGCCTTGGCCTGAAGGGCTGCGAGGTCCTCGTCGGTGATCTCGGGCATGGCGGTTCTCCTTCGGGCTTAGGATACACGGTTGCGTGTGGTTGTCAAGGCGATGGTTGTGGTGGTGGTTGGCGCTCGTCGGCGCCGTTCCGAGCCGTCGCGAGCTCGCGGAGGTTGGTCTGGATGGTCTTCCATTCCTGTTCGGGGTCGGCGGCGCCCAGTCTGGACAGCGATGCGACGGCGCTGCTGAGGGCGGCGCCGAACAGGGCGATCTCGCGGTTGGCGTTGTCGGTCTTGTCCTCGGGTGTCACTTCGCCCCAGCTGACGGTGATCGTGCCGGCGTCGGCGTGGTGGGTGCCGACGTGGTGGTCGTGGATGGCGAGGGCGACGCGGGCTCGGCGGCGGTAGGCTTCGGTCCGGATGAGGCGTTTGCGGGCCACCTTCTGCAGCAGGGGTTGGAGCTCGATCTCGAGGGCGACGCCGGACAGTGCGCGGGCAGTGTCGCCGAAGGTGGTGCGCGGGCTCTCGGAGAGGTCGTGGAGGGTGCGGTAGATGGCGTTGAGGTATTCGATGTGGAGGTTGACGCCGCCGCCGGCCAGGAGGTCAAGGAGGTAGGCCTTGGCCTCGGCGGGGATCGTCCAGGTGGCGCCGGCCTCGGTGGTGATGTCGTTGGCCTGGTCGACTCCCTGGAGGACGGCGATGGGGTTGCCGGAGACCTCCATGATGGCGCTGAGGACGGTGAGCTCGCGGTTGAGCTCGAGGGCGGGCTCTCGGATGGCGGCGATGTCGGACAGGCCCCAAAACTGCTTGGGGACGGGGGAGTTGGGGAAGATGACGTAAGGGATGAGGCCGTAGGGGTTCGGGGTAGTGCTGACCTTGGTGTTGTCGACCCACAGTTCGAGCTCGGCGTCGGTCCAGCGCTCGACGATGGTGGCTTTGGGGTTGGTGGTGGGCGCGCCGAGCGCGGCGAGGGCCTGGGGGTTGTCGATGGTGTAGCGGTGGGCGACCTGGTCGTAGTCGGTTAGGAGGTGGGGCTTCGGCCAGGCGAAGATGCCCTGGACGTCCGGGGCGGTGATGAGGACGCGGGCGTCGACGTCGGACCACGAGAGGCGGAAGGCGCCGTCGCCCAGGACGGAGGTGTCGACTTCGGTGTCGAAGTCGAGGCGCTCGACGGCGTTTTGGTCGCTAATATCGGCGAGCTGGTGCTGGGCGGCGAGGGCCGCCGCGGCGGCCTCGGGGCTGTCGTTCGGCGGGAGTACTCGGACCGTGCGGCCGGCCATGACGTAGGCGGCGGTCTTCTCGATGAGGGTGCGGGCGTAGTTCATGGTCAGCCGGCGGGTCTTGTTGTTGGCGCGGCGGCCGGGCCACTGCTTTCCGTTGTAGAAGTCGAGGTTGGTGGTGTAGGCGCGAAGTCGGGTCTGGTCGCCCCTGCCGAGCTGGCTGGGGTGGAAGGCGGTCATGAGCGGATGATACCACGGGCGACGGCGGGTGTGGCGTTGTTGGCGGCCTCTACGAGGAGGGCCAGCGAGGAAACGATGTCGTCGTGGCCGTCTTCGGGCGCCAGGAACCACTGCATGGCGCGGTTCGGTTTGTAGACGGCCCGGCAGAGGGCGAGCTGGCGGAGGGCTTCGCGGTGTTCTTCGGAGCCGTCGGCGGTCCAGAGGGCGAAGCGGTTGGTGTTGACGGCCGCTTGGAGGCCGTAGCCGAGCTCGGACTTCGAGGCCTGGGTGAAGCGGTAGGGGATGACGCGGTGGTCGCCCAGGCGGCGGGCCAGGAGGATCGCCGCGGCTTCACCCATGGCGGTGGCGTCGACGGCGACGATCCGCACGCCCCAGGTGTGCTCGAGGAGGTCTGCGATTTCGTCGTAGAGGGTGCTGTGGGGCGTGCCGCGCCAGCGCGTGACCGAAACCACGGAAATCTTTGGCAGGGGCCGGTGGTGGCCGTCCTGGTGGGTGACGCGGGCGATTGTGAGGACGGTCTCGTCGTGGCCTCTGGCCAGCAGGTCCGCCGGCGCCGCCTCGCCGGCGACGTCCAGGCCGGCGACGTAGAGGACGCCGGCGGTCCGGGAGTGCTCGCGTGGGTGGTTGCCCTGCAGCTGCTCGAGGTGGGCCTTGGTCAGGAGGCGGCCGCCGCCGGCCAGGGGCCGGAGGTCGTACTGGGTGGTGAAGAGTGGGTGGTTGGAGCCGAGCCGTTCGCGCTCGGCGTCGACGTATCGGGCGTAGTCGGGGTTGGCCTGGGCGCAGTGGTGCCAGTCGTATTCGAAGTGGCGGCGGACGCCGTCGTCGGCTTCGAGGGCGAGGTTGGTCTGCTTGGTCTGCTCAAGGAGGGTGGTGTCGTCCCAGGCGGTGCCGTAGAGGACGGTGGTGGCGTTGGTGGTGGAGGCGAACGGTCGGAGCTCCTTGTTGTACTTGTCGGCGCCGACGTCCTGCGCTTCGTCCACTTCGAGCAAGAGGTGGGCGGTGGCGCCGACGATGTGCGAGTCGGGGCCGGCGCTGAAGAACTGCCAGCGGGCCTTGCCGAGCCACACCATGAAGCCTTCGCTGGAGCGGTAGAGGCCGTCGAAGCCGGCGGCGTTGAGGTGGGCGCGGAGGCGGTCGATGGAGTTCAGGATCTGCGGGCGGAAGGTGGGGGCGGTCTTGATGCCGGTCCCGCCGGCGAGGATGTTGCGGGTGAGGAGGGCGGTTTCGAGCCAGGCGGAGAGCTCGTTCTTGCCGGACTGGCGGGCCATTTCGACGGTGAAGGTGAGGCCGAGGCGGTTGGTGACGGAGTGGAGGATGGCGCGGGCGGCCTCGGCCTGGTAGGGGCGGAGGGTGATCAT